TTCGTTCATTATCTTTCCTCGATCGTCAAAGTCATTCCGCCGCTTTCCGAATCGCTCCATATCCGCTTATCTGCTGCGTTCATTACAAGCTTGGCGGGAGATAGCGTAACAATCACTTTTTTCGTTACGTCTGCGTCTGTCTTTGTATCGTGATATGTGGCTTGATCACAATTCTCAACCGATGTCACCAGCTCTGATAATTCTTCCGGCGACATCGGCATCAACTCGATGGTGACGATGGCTTTATAGGCTAATACGTCTTCATGATAGGTTCCGTCCAACGTGTAGCAGGAGTTAGATCCAAGCACCTTTTTATAGGCTACTTGATAGCCTCGCCGCGGGACGAGGTGGGAATAATCTTTGCCGTCTATTTTGAGTATCATGTTCCAAGCACCGCCCCTCTAATTGCATTCTCATTTTTGAGTGGGTCGTGGAGGTAACGGGCAAGTAATTTTCCGTCAATCAGCAAGGTCACGTTCACAGGCGGTTGAGGTGCCGTCACGGCGTTAGATGCGCCGCCGAACTGTCTCTGTGGCACCGCCATATTGTTAAGGCCACCCTGCGTCTGCCCGACAACCTTATTAGTGGCCTGCGATATCGCCGCCACACTGTCGATCAATCCTTTTGCAATTCCGGCCGAGACATTTTTACCCAGAGTTTCTCCCCATTTGGATGGCGAATGGGCATCAAAACCTTTCGGCCCGGCGAACCAGTCTTTGATCGAGCCAACAACGCCCGTGACTTTGTTTTTCAGATAGCCGAGTTTTTCCTCGATGCCATTCCAAAGCCCCGTAATGAGATCAATCCCGACCTGCTTTATCTTGTCGGGCAATTCCTTGAACCACTCGACCATCGCTTTTGCAGCATCCGGAATCGTCTCGGTAAAGAAGGTTTTAATTTTCTCGACCACGCTTTTGATAACATCAACGATTTTGTTCCAGGCGTTTATAATTGCATTCCGGAAGTCCTCGTTTGTTTTCCAAAGATGCACTAAAATCGCTATTAACGCCACCACAGCAGCCACCACGAGCACAATCGGATTCGCTGCCAGAAATGCCATTGCCTTACTAAGCGCCCCAACGGCAGACGATAGTCCCTTGACAAGAGGGCCTAATTTGCTGATACCTATCACCAAAGATCCTATCGAACTAATCAAGGTTCCCAACACCACCAGTATCGGACCGATGGCGGCGGCAATCATTGCGGCAACAACAATAAACTTCTTTATTTTAGGGTTAAGATTATCAAACCATTCCGCAAAAGCCTGGAGCTTCTCAACGAGCTTCTCTATCATCGGTGCAAGCACCCCTTGGACAGTTTCTGATATATCAGCACCGACTAACTTCAGGTTGTTCATTGCGGTGGTCATTTTGTCGACCGGATCTAAAGTGCCCTCAAAAGTATCATCAACTGCCCCGGCAGCATTTTGGGCAGCATTTGCAAAGTCCGAAAAATCTAAAGCTCCACGCTTGATGGCATCGAGCATAAAGGTTGCGCCTTTAGTCCCGAAATACTCGGATGCTAAATTTAGAGCCTCCGTTTCCGAAGAAGAGCTTGTTATTTTACTATTTAATTCCTCCAAGCCCTGAGATAGTGTTTTGCCCTTTTTCGCAAACTGCACCTGCGCTCTGGACATATACGATAATGCCTTTGTTCCCTCGATGCCTTTTTGTTCAAGGCGTCCCATTAATTCAGCCGCCTGCGCGACATCAAGCCCTAAAGCTTTTAATTGCGGAGCGCCTCTCGTCATGGAGTCAAATAATTTGTCTGTGGAGACCCCTGTGTTTTGAGCCGTTTTCGTAACTGCATCAAGCACAAACCCTAGGTCTTCAGATGTGAGCCCATACGCCTCAATGGCGCCCTTAGCTTTAATGGCAACTTGCGAAACATCCTGTCCGTTTATCTCGGAAAACTTAATAGCCTGCTCAGTGGCTTGCTCTAATGCTTCGCCGGTAAGGCCAAACTGTGTATTGATTTCACCTATTGCATCTCCAACTTTCTGCGCATCGACAGGAAGGGATCCATAAACTTTTTTGAATGATGCCTCAAAGCCCTCCATCGCCTCAGCTCCGGCACCGGTCTTGGTGACAATGGTGTCAAGAGCATTGTCGATTTCATTGAAAGCTATCTGCGAAGCGGCACCGATAGCAAGGATTGGGGCAGTAACGCCCTTAGTCAAACCCTTGCCGGCCCCGGTAACTTTTCCGCCGAAATCTTTCATGTCTTGACCGGCTTTTTTTAGCTCTTGAGACAGAACCGATCCAAACTGTTTGCTCTGCTCTTCCAGCTTCTTTAATGCCTGTTCGGTTTTAACAACTTCCCTTTCAAGCGCCCGGAATTGTTCTTCGGAAATCTCGCCTTTTGCAAGCTGTTCCTGTGCCTGCTGTGCGGCAACTTTTAGCGTCTCAAGTTTTTCTTTTGTACCGCTTACGGCATCGGCAAGTAATTTTTGTTTCTGCGCAAGCAATTCTGTATTGCCGGGATCTAATTTTAGGAGCCGTTCGACTTCTCTCAGCTCGCCTTGGAGGTCACGGGATTTCTTGTTGACTCCCGATAAGGCTTTATCGAGGCCAGTAGTCTCTCCGTTAATGGCTATTGTCAAGCCTTTTATTTTATTTGACATGAACCCACCTCCTTAAAACGCCTCAATATCTGCCGCCGTTGCGTATCGCTTCGGTGGCTCCTTCTCTTGGTTCTCGTTATAACAAGTCACTAAATAATCAAGCACCATGCCGATGCTCATTAAGTCCAAATCGGCGACAGTCAGCCCGCTGTCAATTGCCCTTTTCAGTAAGATTTCTGTCGTTACCTCTTGGCCGCTGCCGCCGGATGGTTTTTTGGGCGTACTGTTGTTTTGGTTGAATCAAAGAGCAGATCCATTGATTGTGGCAATACTTCAATTGCGAATTGAACCGGAGGCATATCAAATCCCTCCAGCCACCTTTCAAGCGGCGGAATTTCCGGATTCGCAGCCCTTGCAAAAACCCAGAGAAATCGGAAGAATGTATCGAAATCAAAATTACCCTCAACTAATGCCGATACAATATCCCCCTCTGCGTCGTCGGGCATACCCTGCGTTAATGCGATTAGATCCTTTAGTCCGTCCCTGTTAAAATTCCGCTTATAAGAAAATAGAGAAGCCGCCGTTGCTCTGGCGGCAAACTCGTATTCTCCGACTTTAATTATCCTCTCCATGCTTACGCACCAACCATCTCAACGTTTTTGGCTACGGCAGCGCTGGTCACTGTCACTGTATCGGTTTTGGCTGTGTATCCCGCCGCAGACACAAGCACATCATAGGTTCCGGCAGGTTGCGAAATCTTCACAATGCCGTCCGCATTAGTAACGCCGACTTTACCGCCGACCACAACAACCGCTCCGGCAATAAGGGTAGTTCCACTCTTTACAGTGATTGTGATCACGAAATTCGCCAAGTCTCCCGGCTCGTAGTAGACCGAATCAAACCACGAATTGAACAGCTCCTGATTGTCGCTCTTTTTGATCGTGGCTTTGATAATCCCGTCTGACTTCGTGGGCTTTGCTGTGATTGGCACACTAAACAGTTTCGGATCGACCGTATCGCCTTTGGTCTGCCCGGAAAGGTCAGGACGCCCAGCGGAACAGTCATACAAAGCGAACCTCTTAGCTGATACCGCAGACTCGTCCGCAATTTGGAACTCTCCAAGCAATGCGAAGTTGTCCGGCTTTATCCCGTCCTTCTCAATCAGGACACCGTTTGCATCTTTGTATTCGCCCAAGCAGCTTGTTTTGAAATCTTCCGGAATCTGCCTCACGTTGATATTCCCCTCGTAGCCTTGGTTGACGGGAAACCGGTAATATTCCACATCATCGGCATGGATTACAATGGGGTCGCCAACGGGAGGTAGTGCCAGCTCATCCGCACCTATCCAGCTTTTGACGGCTCCAAAGATAGGCGACCCATCAGGTGCCTCCGTTTTCTGCGCATAATGCACATTTTTAATACCATAGGTAATTTTTTCGTTCATGTTTTACACCTCTTTCTTAATGGTTTCGACAACAGCTCTCGCCATCTCGTCAATGCTTGCTTCATGGGTTTTTTTGATAAATGGCTTTCCTCTAGTCGTTGAATACTCCAAGATATTTGCAAGCGGAATCTCGTTGCCTTTTTTGTCGGTTACAATAGTTGTGTTTCCGACATACCGCCTCAGCTTATCCCGGCTGGTTTTACCTTTCCAGTTTTTTGCGAAGTTTTTCTTGACATAGCCTTTCGGCGGATTCTTAATAGACGGGCTGGCGGCTTTGAGGTTTTTGATAAGCACCTTCTCCGCGGCTTTG